CGATCTGCCATGTCGGGCTGATCTCGACCTTAGAGTCGTCGCTGAAATGGAACGTGGTCGAGTTGAAGCCCGCGTAGGCCGGGCCGCGTGTCAATGTGGATCGTGTGATGCCCATAATTTAATTTACGTTTGACGGTCTCAATCAGTGGTTCCCTGGCCCACGTCGCTGCCGAGCGAGCCAGGCGTGTAGGCGGCATAACGGACGGTCGCGCCGGCCGCGACGTTCGGCGGGTTATTGAGATTGTAGAGAATGGCGGCGGCGTTGCCCGGCCCCGGAAAGCTGCCATCGAGCGTGTAGTAGATCGCCGCCCCCGGATCGGCCCCGTTGAAAAACAATTGCCCGTGATCGTGCGACGGAATCGGCAGCACGGATTTGGGCTGCGGAAGATCGGACATGCGCCCGCGCAGATTGACCCGATAGCCCAGGCAATGCGGAAAAACATCCTCGATGCCGAGCAACGGCTCGATGGCCCGGGCGTCCTGCCAAAGCGTCAGCTTCCCGTCCACCTGGAACGAGTGCAGGCAAATCCTCACCTGGCGGGCCAGTTGCTCCGCCGTGATTTGCGTGCCGTTGCTGGCGAAGTTGATTTCCGGCTGCTCGATGCAATCGATTTGACAGAGGACTTCGCTCTGTGGCGTAAAGATGTTGGTCTCGCTCTCCACGGCATCGAGGACCGGCATGTTGATGATGGCTCCGCATCCCTTCTTCCCGCCCTTGGCCGTGAGATGGGCCAGCTTGCGGTTGATGGCCGCCAGGATCACTTCCTGCCGGTAGGAGACCACGGCGTTGTATTGCAGCGAAGGCTCGGAGTTCAACTTGCCCAGCAAATCCAGCTGCAGTTGCAAAAGAAGATCGGGCTGGGCGCTCACGATTTTCCTCCCCTCAACGTGTCAAGAAGCGCTTGGGAGCAGGCTGCGCCCATTGCCGCCGCCCGGTCCTGGATGCCGCGCCGGATCATCCCTCGCGCTGGGCTGTTCCACGCCTTCATCCCGGTCAATTTGCGTTTGGATTTGCTGCCCTCGCGCCGCAAAGGCGGCCGGGCCGCGTGATACGCCCCCAGTTCATGCACGGCCAAATAATTGACTCCGCGCCGGGTCACGTTACCGCCGATGGCGCTCCGCACGGTTTGTCCTGTCACCACCGCCTTCGTCGCCCGCAAGGAGCGGCGGAGCGATCCGGTCTGCGTGCGCAAACCGTAGGCGACGACCGGCCCGCTGGAGGGAAAACTCAGGTAAGCGCGTTGAATATGCGCCACCGTCAAAGCGTTCTCCCCATCCAACGCCCGCGACACCGCCATCAACCCTTCGCGCGGCAGACTCCGCATGCGCCGCAACAGCGCTTGCGCCTGCGGGGTCAATCCAATGTGGACGGCGTCGCTCATGTCAGTTGGTAGCGGACGTATTTCGCCAGCATGGTTTCCACCAGGGGAACGAGTCTGAGGTCGCCGGGCTTGGCCACCTTGTCCGGATCGGCGCTGATGCCCGTGCCGAGGACGTCGAGCTTGTTCCAAAGCTCGGCGCATTGGAATTGCCAGGCCGCGACCAGATCGTTCGGGATGGGCGTGGCCCCGGCCGGGAGCGTGTCCGGGTAGTTCGGTTCGCCGCTGTCAAGAACCGGAAACCAGAAGCCGCCCGTCCAGATGATTTGCACCTGCAGCGGAGCGCGGCCGAGCGTGTAGCCAAAGGAGACGAGGCCGGTTTGCGGGTTCACCTGGATCGGCTCCCCTTCGATGTTTGTCCAGGCGTCGGTCATAAAATAGCGCATGTTGATTTGCGCGATTTGCGGCGTGCCGTCCGGGTTGGTGGCGATGGGATAGCGTGTCAAGTAATACGCCGGACGGTCCCCGGTGAAAATTTCCATGTCGTTCGCCAGGTAGGCGAAATGGCGGTTGCAATGCTGATCGATCAGCGAGGCCGCCCCGAGCCCGATGGCTTGAATCTTCGCGTCATAGTCCGTGTCCGCCTGCAGCGACCGCGCCAGCAGGAAGCTTTTCAACGAAGCGAGATTGGAAAACCCGGCGGTCATCGTTCGGAGTGGCAATCGCAAACCGCAATCGGTTTGCCGCATTGCTGGCAGATGCCGCGCCTTGTGCGCGTGCCTGGCTGTAAAATGTCCGAGGTCCGCGCCCTCGGTCGTTCCTCCCCGCGCGAGACCACGTCGTCTCGCTTGACCATCCGGTCGTGCGGTTTGTTATTGTCGTCAATCATATTCAGTTTGGGAAGGCGCCGGGAGCAACGGGGAGGAAGTCCATCGCCCCCGGCGCGGTTATCAGCGCTGAAGTTTTAGGTTCCGGCGCGAATCGGTTTAACATCGACGGTGACGCCGATGTTGGTGGTGGCGATGCCCCCGCCGACATTGCCGATCCCCACTTGCACGCGGCCAATCGAGCCAACGATCAAATTGGAGAGATTGGTGATGACGATGCCATTGGTGCTGTTGGGCGCCGTCTCAGTGACGGTGGCGACCGGATGATTGGTGTCCGCGACTCCGGCGTCCGACACGGGATAGACGAAAATGAAATTCGTCAATGTCCCGACGGACGAGCCGCCCAATTCCTGGTTGGTGACCGTCAGCATGCACTGATCGAACTTGGTCAATCCAATGATGCTGGTGAGGGCAACGTTCGTGCTGCCGGGAACGCAGCCGTTGGTGTTCATCGTCAGCGGGAGCGGGCCGTAAGTGCTCGGGGCCGCAGCCTTCGCGTTGAAGCTAAACGCCAGGAAGAGCAGAGCGATCAACGACGCGGCTTTTGCGGCGCCTTTGATCCCCATGCTTTCCAGGGTGGCTTTGACCGCCGTGGCAACGGCGTCGGAGAACCGCTTGCTCTGCTCGGCCTGCTCGGCTTCGTAGGAGAGCGGGCCTGGCGTGCCTTCCTTCCATGTGTAGTTGCCCTTCCTGTCCTGGACTCGCGTATACGCTGGAGCCTGGGGCGCGGGATGTTCCGGGCCGTCGAGCAATTCACAGAAGCGAGCGACGGCGTGATATTGGCGCGGGGTTAGAGTCGCCTCGGTCCCTTTGCTGTAGTTTTCGCCATCGACCGTGAAGGCGGATTTGGCGCGGATTCGGATCGTGCGCTCCGCATCGGGGATGCTGCGATCTTCTTCTTTCAGGAGTGTGTTCATAGTCAATTATTTTTAATTTAGAGTTTTGTTTTTGTTTCGGTTTAGCTGGCGGTTAGCTGGCGGCCAGTGAGAGGGCGACCAACGGAACGAGTGTGGTGGAATTAGCCAGGGTCTTGGGCTTGACGCCCGCGCGAACAAGGGCGCGATACGCCATCATGTTTTGCGGGAAGTTGATATCGCTTGACGTGGCGAGCTCAAGGTCCTCGCGGATGCCGACTACGGAACCGTCAGGATCGCCGAAGGCGGCAATGGGTTGCCCTGCGCTATCCGTATTCGGGGCGACGGCGGTGGAAATCACCGGGTAACCAAGGATGCTGCCAATGGCCTTGATGTCCGGCCGTTCCATCCAGGTCTGGAAGATCGGACGCCCGTTCTTGTCGCGGACGAGAACGGTCTTGGCGATGATTTGCGGATGCAACCACCATTTGGCGGAGCGTTTCAAAACAGCCGCGTTGACGCCGGTGAGAACGGCAACCCAATCATCCAACTGCGTGCCAGCGACGGTGGTATTGCCCTGGGCGGTGGTCACCGAGCAATTCGAGTTGACGCTGCCAATGTTGAAGATGCCGAAGTATCCGGCGTTCGTTTGGTCCGCGCTTCCAGTGCCGATGAAGGCCGCCGTATCCAAACCGAAGGCGATGGATTCTGTCATCTGGCGCATGATGTAGGGCGCAAGATCGACGGTGGAGTCCTGGAGCAATTCGCGGGAGACAGTCAAGTAAACCGCAAGCGTTTGGATGGCCAGCGTGACCGAAGAGCCGCCAAAACTTCCAGGGGTGATGGTCGAGGTTTCGCCCTGTCCGCCGGTCCCGGAACCGATCCAGTAGAACTGCGGACGGCTGTTGGCGACAGGGAGGACGTTGGTCCTCGCTCCGACGCGAATGTTTTGCAGCGTCACATAATCGCCGTAATCCAGGAGCGTGTCATAGATTTCGTTGAAGGTGACAGTGGGGACCGTCGCCTGGCCGAGACCGGCATCGACGCCGGTGAGGGATTTCTGTTTCGCATTGGCGTCCTCCAGAATTTTCAGGAAGGCCGGATCGGGCGTCTCGCCAGACTTGCGGGCGGAGATCACGCGAACGAATGCGTTGAGGAAACCGCGCAACTCTTCATTCGCGAGGGCTTTGTCAATCGGGTTGCGGAACGAGGACCGCGCATTCAAGGCGATGGCCTTTTGCGCTTTCTCCAGAGAGCGGAGGATTTGCGCCTGGTCGTTGCAGGTGTTCTTGACCTTGGTCAATTCTTCCGTCGCGGCCTTGGCTTCCTTGTCTAGGCGGGAAGTGTCTTCAAGACATTTGTCAATACTCCGTTTATGTTCGATCTGCCCCTTGGAAACATCCTCGATGCCGCTGATGACTTTCTGTTGAAAGGCTTCGTCGCCGAGGACGACGCCGCTACACGCGAAGACGCCGACGCCAGCGCAAGCCACACAGTGCAAGGCAGGTTGATGGAGGAGCCAGACGCCGATCATCATGATGGCGACGACGAGAATGAGGCTCACGCCCCAGACTGCGCCGAGGGCGGCGCGATGATTTTTTCGATAACGATTCATAGTCAATTACAGTTTTGCGATTCTTGTTTGCATCTCCACCAGGAATCCCGTCCGCGCCCGCTGCCTGGCCGCCTCGACATCAGCGGGAGCAACGGTCGAGGAGGCGGTTTCACGTCTGGCGATCAGGGTGGAAAATTGGTCGAGGTCGGCGTCGCTCAGGACGCCCGCCTTGTAGGCTTTGGCCACGGCGTTCGGGTTGGCCCCAATGCAGCAAGCCGAGAGTTCAAGCTGCTGCTGCTTGACGTAGATGCAACGCGGCCGCGCGTCGGCGTCTGTCGGATCGAGGTCCAGCTTTTCGCAGAGCTCGTTGTATTCGGTGACGTCGCGGTCGCGCGGCGAAACGACTTCCACCGGCATGAAGCCCACCGAGACGGCTTTCAGATAACCCGCCTGGGTCATGGCGAAGCCTTTGATGGCGAGGAAATTTTCCGGCACGTCGATGGCCCATTGCACCGTCTCGACGAGCTTGCCGCCCTTCACCTGGTAATCGAGGACCTTGCCCAGAAGGCAATCGATGGACTGGTAATTGTGGCTGTCAACAAACGGGGCGTTCTTCTCGAAACTGTCAAACATCCAACCCTTGGCCATGATGACTTCGCCATAGGTGTCAATCGATTCGTCGGACGCGATGTATTCGACCGTCCCCTTGGCGGCGTCGATCACGCGGATTTGCGGGTTGAGGGTGCGATAGAGTTTGTTCATCGGCGTGGGGTGTTGAGAGGGATGCGGCTGGCGGCGGCGGCGGCGAGGTCGCTTGCGTCGGAAAATTTGGAGGGATCGAGCGTGTAGCGCAGGCCCGCGCCTTCAACGTGAATGCCGCGCTTATCGCGCGAGGCGCGAAGATCGCGTTCCTTTAAATGTTTGTTGACGGTGCGGATGTTGATGCTCATGCGCTGAGTTCCTTTTGTTTCTTCTGGGCGGCCAGGGTGATGCACTGGCAGTTGATGACGTTGCCGGGCGATCCCGCATCGTCGCCCGGATACATCAGGCGTTCGCCCATGACGATGAACGGCTCGTTGACGGGAATGGGATCGAGCTCGTAGCGGACTTCGGCGGAGGCGTGGGCCGGTCGGACATTGGGGCCGTGTGAGGAAAGCCAGGATTTGTATTGGATGCCGACGCCCTTCATCGCGGCGTGCCGGGCGAAGCCGTCGATGGCGGCCGTCTCGGTCATGGCGATGCGCCGGGCCTCGTAGCGGGAGAGATCGTTGAACTTGCTCTTGATGGCGTCGGTCAGGTCCTCGACGTTGCCGCCCTTTTCATTGTTCTCATCGACCACGGTTTTGATCTGGTCCCAAAGCGTCTTCTTGACGCCATCGAGACCCTCGCCGCGCGACCGGATGAAATCGCTCTTCTCCACCGGCGGCATGGTCCACGGGTTGTCTTCCAGGCCCACTTCGGAAAGGAGATCGGCGGAAAAGGTGTCGAGGAGGGAATCGGTCGGCTTCTTGAACTCGGCCACGAGGGCGGAGCCAAACGCTTCCTGGTTGAAAAGAATGTCAACAAGAGAACGGGTCGCCAGCGCGGGCGTCCGATAGGTCGCGGCCAGGTGGCGCAGGGCCACGGCGCGAAATTGGTTGATGACCTTGCTCGCTTTGCTGGCGAGGAGCTTGACGCCTTTCAACCGCCGCCGCATGTGCGATTCCCAGAGCGATTTGTTTTTCGGCGAGCGCAGATGAAGGGCGCCGTGGTGAAGTTCGCACGTCGTGCTCTTCGTCCCCAGGGAGCGCAAGGCGACCAACGCTTGCTCGACCGGCTCGGGAATGGAGGCGGGATCGTCCTCGGGATTCTCCTCCGAATAGTCCTGCGTGTCCGGCATCAACGCCTCCGCTTCCTCGGGGCTGGTCGGCGCGGGGACCACAGCCACCGGCAGATAGCCGATGTCGTCACCGGCGAACCGTGGCACGCGCAGATCGAGGTATTCGCCGACGTCCTTCATCGGCATGCCCTTGCTCCAAAGCTTGTCGGCGGCGTCGATCCGCTCGCGACGCACCGCCTGCATGACGGGATGCTCGTCCCAATCCTGCAAGACCTCGACGTCCGCGCCGAAGAGGCGATTGCCCAGAACGGAAAGAGCGCCGCAAAATTTCGCCCCGTTGGGAACGCAGGTGTTGGAGATCAACTGGTAGGCGTCCGAAGCGCTGCCGATGGAATAGCTGGCCTTGATGTCAAACATCGACATTGGGACGCCGAACGCGGCCGCAATCTCATGCCGGTTCTCGATCCGTTGCTCGACGAAGGCCGCATCGACGGATTGGATCTCCGGTTCCTTGATATCAATGTCGCCTGTCAAGAACATCGGTTTGAAGTCGCCGCGCAATTGCGCATGCCGCTTCTCCCGCAACCCGGCCATGATTTGCTCGCGTTGATCGTTGGTCGGGACGCCCGTCTTGGAGATGATGAACGGCCCCGTATCGCCGTTATTGGCGGAGAGGTTGCGCGAGAATTTGGCCGCCAGCCAATCGGACTCGGCCGCAATCTTGGCCGAGAAATATTCGCCCGCGCCGCGAAAAGGATCGTAGGGATTCCATAGCTTCAACTGGATCACTTGCTCCGGGAGGAGATGCCATTGCTTGCCGGTGACGTCGGAATAAACCCAGCCGATGATCTCGCCGTTGGCCAGGACATGGCGCATGCGGTAGGGCGGCGCGATGACAATCGGGTCGGGCCGCGACTTCCTCGCCTCTGGAAAGGGAACCAGCGTCGTATCGGACAAGAGCCAGAAACATTCCTCCATCTTCATCCAGCCGATGCTGGCTTCGACGAAGCTTTGATAATCCATCCCCTTGGCCGGTTCGCGGAGGAACTCGTCAAACTGCGGCAACTCGATGGCCGCCCCCGGATCGCGCCAGGCGATTCCGCCCTCGGTATGGAAGCCCTTGGCGCTGCGAGGACGCGCATGTTTCGCCGGGCCGGGCTTGGCCTGGCGCGGGAAAAATTCCAACCCGACCGCGCTGATCGGCCCCGAGACGATCTTGATCGAGCGTTGCACCCAGACCGATTCCAAGAAGGGGCGCCACATGCTGGCCATCTGGCCCGGCTCCAAGGCGCGGGCGAACCAGAAAGCCGGGACCCCTTGCGAGACGGTCGAGGTGTCGCGCTGGGTCAGGCCTGCGGCGGCACGAAGAAAGACGCTCTCGCGGAATTCCGGCTTGCAACCCGCCGCGAGCTCGATGGCTTCCCGGAGCGAACTCATGCCACCACCCCCATCGGTTGGGCACAAGGGCCGTAGTAGGGCCACAGGATGCGTTTAAGGCTGGTCAAAAATAGCCATTTTCGACCTTCAGCCTTCGCGTCTAATACGCTTGCATTGCATTGAAGCTGGGCTTGTGGGGCGTCGAGGGCCGATTTCCGGCTCATGGCCGCGCCCAAATCGTCCTGAGGCGTTTTAAAGCGAAATCCCCTGGCGGCCTTGAACCCTGCTTTTATGCGCTTACGGGCTCCGGCGTACATTCTGACCAGCGGATAGAGCGCCGACGCAATACCGACATGAGGGTCGCCAAGGGAAAAAGTCATACCACCGCACCCCAAAATTCCACCTTGTTGTCTTTGGCCGCGTGCAACGCCAGGGCCAGCGCCCAGAAGCGGTCCGCATGCCCGTTCTTGGTCCGCTCGCCGGTGAAACGAATGTTGCCGCTCGCGGTGGTTTCCTTGCGGATCGAACGCAGATCGGCCCGGATCACCTTGTCGCTCGGGATGCGGACCGTCTTGTCTTCAAACGCGGCGCGGACCGGATAGGCGAGCTCCTCTTTGACCGGGCCGGTGAAGTGGATGCCTTCCACATTGTATTGGCCGAACCGTTTGATGGCCCGCTCGGCAAATTGACGACCCAAACCAGTCTGATCGATGCAGCAACGTCGGACGCCAGGCTTTTCAAGGATGCGGTAGAGCACATCTTCCTGTTCATCGAAAGCCTTTCTGTCAAGCGTAATGACATCGCGCGTGAAGCGCATGTCCCCCAGTTTCTCCACCACCCAGAT